AAATTCCCGACAGCGTAACAAATCTTGGAGTACAAATCTTCGGGTACTGTACTAATTTAGAAAATATAGAAATTCCGGACAGTGTAACAAGTCTTGGAGCTAAAGCCTTCTATAGTTGTACCAGTTTAGAAAGTGTAAAGCTTTCAAAAGAAATAACATTAATAGGGGGATATACTTTCTATAATTGTAGCAGTTTAAAAAATATTGTAATTCCAGATAAAGTAATAACTATAAACGATTATGCTTTTGCCGGTTGCACAAATTTGGAAAATGTAAAAATTTCTAATAGTGTAACAGCTATAGGAAAAAGCGTATTTAGTAATACAAACTTAAAAAGTATAACAATTCCAAGCAATGTAACAGGCATTGGTGCAAATACATTTTATAACTGTAACAATTTAAAAACAATAACAATTAATAAAGAGGTAAATAGCATTGAGGGTTCTCCGTGGGGTGCTACTAATGTCGAAGAAATTATATGGGAGGAATAAAAAATGAAGACAAAAGAGTTAAAAAGATTAATTGCAGATGACGGTAAAATTTTAAGAAATACAGAAACGGGTGTAACAGCTCATTGTGTTGATGTGTTGGAGGAAAAGGTTGAGGAATGGGAAGAAATCGAGTATAAAGAAGAACAGGAGGAATAGCATATGGCAAACAAAACTTCAACTCTTGGACTTACAAAGCCGCTGAGGACGGAAGATTACAATGTAGAGGATTTTAATAACAATGCTGACAAGTTAGATGAGTTTGCAAAGACTACAGATACAAATATCGCAAGTCTGGAAGCGGACATAGAAAACCACACACATATCCTTAACGGAACGGGGATAAAAGGTGTTTTGCCTATCAGCAAGGGTGGCACAGGGGCTACAACAGCAGTTAGTGCAAGGAAATCTCTTGGCCTAGGAGATGCTGCTATTAAAGGCGTTGCTTATACTGTGGCAAGTGAAAATACAAATCTTGTTACAAGTAGTGGAGTCTTTTCTGCTCTTTCCACTAAAGCAGAGAAAACTGATATTGAAGAATTAAAGAATACTGTTGCTGACTTTAATAAGTTCTGTTATGTAGTAGGCGTGAAAGGCAGTAGCAAGACACAATATCTTGATGTGGAATGCGACGGCATCAACGACGCAACGAAAATTCAAAATCTTATTAACAGTGCGCAGGAGGGCAGTATTATTCGCTTAATGCCAGGAACTTATAAGATTAACAATCGTTTGCTGTTGAACAAAGCTATTACCTTGCAAGGCACAGGGGGAGCTACACAGATTATTAATACTGCCGGAGGGTACATTGTATCAATAACTTCTAATTATGTGCGTATTAAAGATATACAGATTACAAGAAATTCAGACATAATGAGTGCAACAAGCAACTTGCCGCTGATTGAGTTTTATTCAGGCACTGAAATAATATCAGACGTTGAGATTTCAGGTTGTTTGTTTAACCTGAACAGTATGACAAGCTGTGCAGGACCGGATGGAGGTGTAGCTGGCATTATAGATGTGTACAATCCTAATAGTCTTAAAAATATGACACAGATTAGAATTATGAACAATACCTTTTGGGGTGCTGATTATACAGGCAGACATATAGATTTCACTAAGATTTCAGGAAATATGAGCCTTGTGACAGGAGGGAATATAGCACCAATTAAGATTAATATTGTTATTAATAAGACACATTCTGTATATAGCTATGGACAGGATAGCAACGTTACTGACAGTACAGGTAATGCAATATCTGTGAAGAATAGTGGGGGTAGTGCAACTGTTGTAGCTGATGAAAATATTGCAAGTGATGATAGTAACGATGAAGTGAAGGAGGTAGAATAAAATGGAAAAGATTTTTAACGTTACATCAATTATCGTGGGAGTGTTCGGTGGAGCACTCTCTTTTGTTTTTGGAGGTTTAGACGTGCTTATTTATGCCCTTTTAGGACTAACAATTATTGATTTTATAACTGGACTAATAAAGGCTGTTTATACAAAAACTCTTTCAAGCGAAATATGTTTCAAAGGTGTACTAAAGAAAATAACAATTTATTTGGTAGTCGCAACTGCAGTTATTGTAAACAATGTAATAGGTGGCAATATTCCACTACGAGAAGTTGTCATTACATTTTTTATATGTAATGAGGGTTTAAGTTTATTGGAAAATGTAGCAGTTATGACACCAGTACCAGAACAGTTAAAAAATGTATTATTACAGCTTAGAGATAGTAAAAACAAGGAGTGATGCAAGATGAACATAACAAATGATTACTTACCAATTGGCAAATATCATAGACCTGGCACAAAAATTAAGCCAACAAAAATAGCAGTACACTATGTAGGCAATGCCGGCAGTTCAGCCAAAGGCAACCGAAATTATTTTGCAAATTGTTCTAATTATGTAAGTTCGCATTACATAATCGGCTTAAACGGTGAAATACTTAGACTTATTCCCGAAAACGAAATAAGCTATTGTACGAACCAGGCTAACAGCTATACTATCTCAATCGAGTGCTGTCACCCAGATAGAACTGGAAAATTTAATGATAAAACATTGGAGGCATTGATTGAATTGTGTGCAGATATTTGTAAGCGATACGGCTTTAACCCACTTACAGATATTGTTAGACATTATGATGTTACAAAAAAGGCTTGCCCGTTATGGTGGGCGCCTAACGGTCCTAACAAGAGTGCAAATGCTGATTTTATTGCATTTAAAAACAGCGTTAAAAATAAAATTTTAGGGGAGGAAAAAATAATGAAACAAAATATTAAAATCAACGGGAAAATTAAGACTGTAGATGCTATAAACAAAGACGGCTATACTTACATTAAGATTAGAGACTTGTCAGATATTGTGAGTATCGGTTACGACAAGGAGACTAAGTTGATTAGTGTAAGTGTAAAATAGATATACAGTAAGGTTGGGGTGTGGCTTTGG